TCATCCTAGTGGGGATCGTCGTTGTCCTGGTAGTCGGGATTGTCATGCTGTTCGTGCCGGACCTGATCCCGCTGCATATAGGACGCGTTTAACAGGGTGTAGCGCAGTCTGGTAGCGCGCCTGGCCTGGGACCAGGAGGCCGTAGGTTCAAATCCTACCGCCCCGACCAATTGGAAGATACATGCTAAAAGGCCCTAATGAACCTATTGACCCCCGCGACCGCGGCGACCGCCTACGCTTGCCGCCGGACTTTGGCCGGCGAGAGGCCAAAATTCTACCGTTTAACAGACGCCCTGAGGGACTCACCCCCGCCCGGTCCGAGTCATCCGGCGGGGGTGATGACAACCCTTTGGATATGCTTCGTTGGCTCTATACCGCCATTCAGGAGGGCCGGATAAAGCCTGAGGCCATGTTTGTGGGGACTGTCGAGCTACACGGGCAAGATGCCGAGCATTACCCGATGTATGTGTGCAACTTGACACGCCTTGCGGTGAAAGGACTTCTTAACGAATACTTAGAGGACTTGCCGTAAACTAGCCGGTTCTGGGGCGTCAGGTCTAACCGTGTCAGGGGTTTCACCCCAACGGTCCTCTGAACGCTACCAAGGTGGGACCCTAGGTTGCCTCCGTTCCCTGGGGTCCCACTACCTCTTATAGGAGATTGATATGACTATTCAAACCGACCAAGCCACGAAACTGGCTGCCCGTGTGCCAATCAAAACTGTTCAGGTTGCCGAAACGGTGACGCCGGCAACCCACGTTGTTGCCGTGCAAACCGCCCCGGCAGCTGTTCTTGCCGTAGACACGTATGGAGTGGTTATCGCGCCGATTTCGTACCCATCACCCCCGTTTTGACGGGATCGCAACCAGTTATTAACTCACTATTAACCCGGGAAGGTTTATTAGTGGGGGGTCGCTAATAAAGGATAAGTGAATGACTGATCCCTCGATCCCCGTTGACGAACAACCCCTTGACCCAGTTCTAGCCGGTATTGTCGTCCGCCTTGCGGATGAAGGGATACCGGTGCGGGCTATTGCCCGCGCCACCAAGGTCGAGTCGGAGTGTATCCGGGATACGCTGCATACCGCCATAGACCTGGGCCAACTTGTTGGTATGTTGCGGGACGACTGGCCGGTAAAGGTATTAAGGGACCAGAGGATACCGGAACTCGTCGGGCTCCCGAAAATGGACGAAGAGAAGACCATCTTTCATATTGCCCGCCTGTTCAAGATAACCAAGTTGCAGGCTGCCATCTTTGCGGTCCTGATCAAGCGTACGGAGGTCCTCAAGGACACCCTCCACCAGGTGATCGAGAGCCGCCGCCGGCCCAACAAGGTAGAGACCGACCCCAAGATGGTGGATGTGGAGATTTGCCATATTCGCAAAAAACTCAAACTGCCCCCCTTCGAGATTACCATCGAGACCCAGTGGGCCTCCGGATACTACATGACACTGGAAATGCGGAAGAAGGCCCACCTGCTTCTGGAACAGTTTGTTGCTTCCCTCAGTCGCCCGGTGGCAACCGATGGCTGATCCCATTGTGGACGAACGATATTTAATGGCGGCCCTGGACGCCCCGGCTTCGCTTGCCGCGGTGGAAGACCTCCAGTCGAGTGCCCTGGTTGCCGTGATCGACGCCTGGGACCGCAAAATCCTGCGGGACCCCTTCGTGGCCCTGACTGCCTCCGCGTTCTCCCTGCACACCCAGCTGGGCCGGCTGCACATGGTCGCCCGCATCCATGAAATGTTCAAGCAGGATAAGTTAACCGACGAACGGCTGACCGATGCTGATCTGCAATTGCTGGCCTTTTGCGAGGCAGAGCGCATCTCCCTGGTCAAGCTGGCCAGCCTTGTCGCCCAGTGTCCCACCTCTGCCGTGTCGGTTCACTGATGCCTAAGTACCCCTATAATTCATCTAAATCAGCCATAGTTGGGAGGTTAACGGATCGGTAATCCTTTCCTCCTAGCGTAGCGAAGAGTGGGGCCCCGAACGTAACGGGCCCCAAGGTAGGGTGGTGGGATCGTATTTTTCTATGATGCCTGTATGCAACGAACAGCTGGCTTCACAATGGGCGACTTCAATTTCGCAACGTGGATAGGAAATACGCTGTCCCCTATCACTGTATTCGGTGTGGTCATCGGCTGGTTCCCGTCTATTGCGGTTGTCCTCGCGATCGTATGGTACATGGTTCAACTTTGGGAGTGTGGCCCGGTTACACGCTGGCGCGTAACCCACCGGCTCCGTCGCATCGCCAAGCTGAAGATTGAAATGGCGCGGTTAGAAGCCCTTGAGCTGGTTGCCCACCCTAAAAACCGGGTAGATATCGCCCCCGCGGCCGTGGCCGCCAAAAAAATTCTCGAACAGGCGCGCGAAGAAGCCAAGGCTTTAGTCGCCGCCGCCGCCGCGGTAAAAAAATGAAAGAGTTTCTGTTTGGTCACCAGAACGTGATTGATATTGTAGGGTGGCATGTTGCCCTCCTTCTAGCCTTTTGCACTGGCTGGCTACTCACCCACCTGCACCACCACAAGTATCAGTCCCATAGATGCGTACGGTTTGACTGTAAGCGTCGCCTAACCTCGGTCAAGAAATGACAGTAACCGCAACAGCTAAGCGCCGGCGTCGCCAGGCGCGCATGATTAATGGCCGCAAAGCCGACCGCAACACGTTCAAGCAAATGATCCTGGCAAAGATGCGGGGGAAGAAATGACCGGAGATGAGCCCCCCACTTGGTCAATAGTGGTAGGCCTAGTCCTATGGCTAGCTGTTGTAGCCTGGGCCCTATGGGTCTATTTTAGTTAGGTCCAGGCTTCGGACGTGAACTTTGGCCGGATCATCTTCTTCCGTGGGCTCAAGCGCCGCGCTATTTCATGCACCAGCCCGCCGTTCACCACCAGGCAAGCATACTGAAGCGTGTCCTGGCCGTGGGAGTACCCCTCTTTATCATTCTTATCCGGCACGACCCCCATCTTGCCGGTCTTCATCTTGACGAAGCGATAGCCGCCGGCCAGCCCTCGAATTAGCATTGGGCAACCCGCGGCGCTTATCATGAGCGCCGGGCCGCCGTTAGTCTGGCGTCCCAAGAGAGCTTCGACAGCACGTAGGCGAGGTTCAATATCGTTAGTAACGGCAGGGAAGGCGGGAAGCCCGACCCGCTTGAGCAGGTCAAAGCATGACTCTTCCGTTGTCGTTCCCTTCGAGACACCAGACGGATCACCGACCACGGCAACCTTAAAGCCCAGATATTTATCGCTGAGCAGGCGAGGTCGAAGGTTTTGCTGAACATGCTTTTCCAATCCCATGTTAACGCCGGGGACTTCTTCGTGTACGAGCAACCGCCCCATGTGGTCGCACTGGGTAATTAATGACCACGGGTTTCGGCCAAAGTCTTGGCCAATGATCAAGGGGTACCCAGGAATAGGTTGCGTATTGGGGACGACATGGAAGTCGGACCGGAAACTTTCCCGGAACACGGCCATGCCGGACGGGTCTTCGCCAAACTGGGCATAGACGTACCGCTTGACCCAATCGCTGTCCTCGCCGTACATTTCCACGAACCGTTCGTAGTAGCGGCGTCCCTGCGCGATGCGGTCGGGGTGGTTGAACGGGAGCGCAAAAGTAACATCGTTTTGCAAGAGGTAGTTTAGGTTCTCGGCTAGGGGGCTTAGGCCTGATGGTTGGAACCATATTTGCCAATCGGGCGGCGGCTCCGTCATGAATTTGTGCCATGGTGTCATCTCTGTTGGAAGGTTGGTGTCGGCAATTATACCATGCCATGTACAGTTACCGAGGTCGCCCGATGGGAAACGGCCAAGACGACCGCTGAGCGGGCCGACCACGTCGATGTTCATTTCAATGCACTCGGACATGAATGCACCAGTCAACTGCATGGACAGCAGGCGAGCTTGGTCTTCGGCGTTTTCGAGGGGCACAAAAATCCACTCGGCCTTTACATCGCCAAACTCCAGGTGAAAGGTATTTTCGCTCACCATCCAGCGTCCGAGCGAGCCCAGTCGCCCCTGCACATCTTTCAGCACGGTGTCTTTCAGGGACTTCAAAGTCGAGCGCACGATGGCATACCTGGTGCGCCGGTAGCCATCCTTTCCCGGTTTCTGCTCCAGCGCCCGCCGGAACAGCTCCATAACGCAGGCGGTTGTCTTGCCCGAGCCGACAGGACCAGCGATGATCCTGCCGAACGCATCGGACTTCATAAAGGTGGCACAGGTAGGGGGTGCCTCAAAGTCAATGCTTGGCATGGTCCCCTGCTTTAATCACTGCGCCCTGGAACCAACTCCCGCAGTTCTGGCAGTGGTAGCGGCGGTACTTCCGCTTGCGGGCCACCAGGAAGCCGCGGCGTTGCACGCGGGTCGAGCGGCAGGTAGGGCAACCCGGATCGTCCGTGTAGATGGTAAGATCAGGGTGGTTCGAGATATATGGCTTCAGTTTTTCGTAGACCCGTTCGAGCAACTCTACATCGTGCATGTTGTACTCGCGCATGGTCTTCCACGCGCCGCGCTCGCCCGCCATGCAGCGCTTCCACAGATCGAAGCCGGTGTGCGGCAGCTTGCGTCCGCAGCCGAGATACTGGCCTAGATCGTCCAGCTTGTTGCTCTGGAAGTGGAAGAAACGACGCGCTGCCTTGAGCGTATCAATTGACTTGTACGGCGAAGGTGGCTTAAGTCCTTGCATAATGAACCGCGCATTAGCCTTGCGAATATCGAAGCGGTCCCCGTTGTGCGCGATAAGTATGTCAGCTTCATCAAAGAGCGCATGTAGGTCTTCAATGAGGTCCTTGTCATTCTCTTTGTCCTTCTTGTACGCCGGATAATCCGGCAAGGCGTGACAGTGGATTTTCTTTTCCCCCATCCAGCGGTAGGAGAACGACAGCATGTACCAGGGGTTGGTCACGCCGATGATGCTGGTCTCCCATAGATGCCCCCAAAAATAGCCGAGGGAGGGGGCGTTTTCTACGTCAAAGAATGCAACTCGGGGACTACTCATTTTTCGTTCCTTCAATGAGAATGGGTGGGGCTTCTTTCTCGTACTTCAAAGTGGTGTCAGCGCCAAGGTTAATGGTGATCGTAAACCGCTCCCCAGGAGGGCCCTCACCCTTACTCAGTGCATCAAGGCCAGCGATCTTCGCAAACAGCTTACCGGCTTCTATCGCCGCTGGAAAGGCCTCTGCCGAGTTTTTCATTCGGGCACTCAACACTGGCATTGCATCCTCTAATGTGGCCGCGGCTTCGAGCCTTATCCTTTCCGGGGTGGTCGTGGAACTATTCCACTCGATGAGGGCCGTGTCAAGTGCGTGTTTGTAGAACGGGATTTTTAGGACCGCGGCGTAGCCCTCGTCGGTCAACTTATAATGTTTGAGAATGTCCGGTAGTTCCCGCATGTCCATCGCCACTTCCCTGGCGAGCGCGGCTAGGCCGGCGGGCGTTAACTCTGTACCCCTCAAAAGAGGCATCGGGACGGGGGCTACCGGAGCCGGGAGTGGTTCTAGCTCGGCCTGCAATATTTCGGACGGCGTCTGGGGGGCTTTCTTCATGGTGCGATCATTGGTGAAAACCATTAAGGGTTCGTTAGCATGTCCCGGCTATTCTCGTCAAGCACCGCTTATTGCAGGACATATTCATGGCCGACAATTTAGGACAACAGGGGGTAATTCAAATTGTCCCACCCGCCGCCCTAGAACAGCAGCTTCAACAGCGGGATACCGACAAGGCCGCCGCGGCGCAGCCGGCGCAGCCCGATGTGTCGCCCCTTGCTGGTTACATCCGTACCCAGTTTGAGATATTCCGGAACCATCGTAATACCCAAGCGGGCTGGTCCAATCGTATGATTGAGGCCCTCCGTACATTTAATGGCCAATATGGCCCCAGCAAGCTGGCCGAGCTGAAAAAGTTTGGCGGTAGCGCCGTCTACGCCCGCCTCATTGCCCAGAAATGCCGTGCTGCCAGCTCACTTTTGCGCGATATTTATCTGGGCCAGGATCAGCCATGGGGCATTCGACCGGCGAAGGACCCCACAATTCCGCCACAAATCCTACAAAGTATTGACCAATTGATGCAATCTGAGCAACAAATGGTGCAAGAACAGGTCGGCCAGCCCCCCGGCCAGGACAAGGTGGATCAACGCAAAACTGCCCTTCTTGAGTCGGCCAAGGATGCGGCTAAAAAGAAGGCTACCCAGCAGGCCCGAGACTCAGAAGACAAGATAGAACAACTACTTAGAGACGGCGGCTACTATCATGCTTTCGCGGAATTTTTGGTCGATTTACCTATATTCCCGTTCGCCTGTATTAAGGGTCCCGTGGTTAAGATCATGCCAAAGGTGGTATGGCCGGAAGGTGGGGGAGCGCCAAATGTCCAGCAAGTTCCGTTACTTACGTGGAACCGGGTATCCCCCTTCGATCTGTGGTGGACCCCCGGCGTTGCAGACATTGCGAATGCTAACGTCATCGAAAAGCTTCGGATCACCCGCGCCGAGATTAACGATCTGCTCGACCTTCCTGGCTACAATACTGACGAAATTAGGGCAGTTTTGGACGAGTATGGCCGCGGAGGCCTATATGACAACTGGGACACCACGGACGCCGAGCGCGCGGTCCTAGAAAGCCGCGAAAACCCGATGTGGAACCGGTCGGGCATGATTTCTATGATGGAGTTCAATGGTAATGTCCAGGGCCGCGTTTTGCAGGAGTATGGCCTGGCGGTACCGGACGAGCTACGGGACTATCATATTAACGCCTGGGTCATCGGGAGCCATGTAATCAAGGCCCAAATGAGCCCCAGCCCACGCCAGCGGCACCCCTACTTCATGACCTCCTTTGAAAAGGTCCCGGGCACCCCAGTTGGCAACAGTTTGACCGATCTTCTGGCCGATCTTCAGGAAGTGGCCAATGCATCACTTCGCAGCTTGGTTAACAACGTCTCCATCGCCTCGGGCCCGCAGGTGGTCATTAACGATAGCCGGCTGTCGCCGGAAGAGAACGGGGAGGACATGTACCCATGGAAGCGCTGGCACACGATAGACAACCCCCTGGGGAGCAACGTGGGCGACCCGGTGAAGTTCTTCATGCCGACCTCGAACGCCCAGGCGCTGATCGAGGTCTTCCAGAAGTTTGTGGATATTGCGGACGATGTATCAGCCATACCGAAATATGTCGGTGGGCAATCTGGTGGCGGGGCAGGCCGCACGGCATCGGGGCTAGCCATGCTTATGGGCAATGCCTCCAAGATATTGCAGACCGTCAGCGCCAATGTTGACAATGATGTGCTGGAAGAGTCGTTGCTCCAGCTGTTCGACATGATACTTCTCACTGATACTACAGGGTTATTGACGGGTGAGGAAAAGGTCAGTGTCCAGGGCGTGAACGTGGCAATCCAACGTGAGACCCTGCGCCAGCGCCAGATCGAGTTCCTGCAAGCCACGATCAACCCGGTCGATCAGAAGATCATCGGGATCAAGGGCCGCGCCGCCCTGCTCCGCAACGTCTCCACCACAATCGGTATGGACGGCGAGGATATCGTGCCGCCCGAAGACGAAATTGACAAAATGGTCGCCCAGGATGCGAAGGATAAGACTTCGGGTAATATCCAGGCGCTCCAGCAGAAGGTGGACGAGGGTGTACAGAAGGGCGTCGAAGCCGGCGTCCAGCGTATCTCTACCGAGCTTACTGCCGGTCTATTGGCCCAAGCTGGCCGTATGCCGGAAGGTATACCTACCCATATTGGCACGTTGCCGGAGGCCGGCCCAACTGCCCAAGATGCTGCTCAGGGCCAGGGTTCTCAGCCTAGCCCCCTAGATAATTCTATGGGCCCGCAGACTGCCGTGACTGGGAATATGCCAGGACCAGGGGCAAAAGCGGTCAGTGGCGGGGTCGGTTAAGAAATGAGTAAGGAATGTACGGTATCACTAATCAGATTTATCCGACGAAGGGACGTTGACCATGGCTATTCTCGCAAGTAAAGACTACGACCGAAATACGCTCGGCAACGTGCTGGATCAGGTCGTAACCGCGATTAATGCCGGCCAAGGTGGTGGCCCGACCGGCACTCAGGGCCCGACCGGCCCAACTGGTGGCACTACTGGCCCCGTTGGTCCTGCTGGTGTAACTGGCCCGACTGGTCCGACTGGTCCCGCGCTCGGCGCGCAAGGCTCTCCAGGTGGTCAGGGTACAACTGGCGCAACTGGTGCAACTGGCCCACAAGGGCCAACCGGTGTGACTGTTACGGGCCCCACAGGCCCCACAGGTATAACTGGGCCAACTGGTCCAAGTCCTGGGTTCACTGGCCCACAAGGTCCAACTGGGGGCACTACTGGCCCTGCTGGCCCTGCTGGCCCGACCGCTCCAACTGGCCCGACCGGCGCTACTGGGCCGCAAGGGGCAACAGGCCCGACCGGCGCGCAAGGG